CCCAGAGCTTTGGCAGTTCATCTAGTTATGCAAGAAAGTATGCGTTAGCAGGATTACTACTTCTTGATGATACTAAAGATGCCGACTCAAAAGATAACACCGAAGAAAACAAACCTGCATCTAAAGATGATATTGATGAAGCAAAACAAACTTTAAGAGAAGCCCATGAGGGTGGTGAACTAAAACAGGCTTATTTTGAATTGTCAGATATTCAACAATCTGAATTAAGGGATTTTGCTAATGAGCTTAAAAAATCATCTTAAAGATAACCGCAGGCATAACATCATAACTGCTTCTCAAGCGTGGGGAGCAATCTATGAAAGACGAAAATTATGGCGTGAAAAAACTTTCAGACAAAAACCTTTTATGGGAAATGAGGCTACACAATTTGGAAATAACCATGAGGAAGATGCTTTATTAGCTTTTGAAAAGCACATGAACGATATATGTGAGAATGGTAATAAGCTATTAGTGCATCCTGACTTACCTTTAGGTGCATCAGCAGACGGCTTTCTTAACGGAGTTCCTGTTGAGATTAAATGTCCATTCACTCAAAAGATTTATCCGACTATTCCAGATAGGTATTGGGTACAGATGCAAATACAAATGTTATGTAGTAATGCAGTTGCAGCACACTTTGTTGTATGGACTCCAGATGAATTTCATACGGAGTTGGTACAATACGATCAAGAATTTATTGACTGGTATATACCTTTAGCTATAGATTTTTTAAGGTATGTTTCAGAGGATAAAGAACCACCTCGATATAAGAGGAAACCAGAGTTTAATTTTAATCAAAGGAGTAAATTATGAATTTTTTAAATCAAGGAATTACTAGCAGTATGTTACGAAGTATTCCTAAAAGTAAGGAAGGTAAGATATTAAAAACCTATGACTATGAAATCTTTAACAGGATGAAAGGAAATAGAATCGTTAGTGATAGTCATGTAAACAATTTAGTAAAATCTATGAAGGAAAAGTATATTCCACAGCCTATTACTGTTAATGAAAATATGGAAATTATTGATGGGCAACACCGATTTGCAGCAGCGAAAAAATTAAACTTGCCTATTTATTATCAAGTTATTAATGGAGCTACAATTGGTGATGTTCAAAGATTAAACACAAATACAAAAGATTGGGCAAATTCTAATTACTTAAATATGTTTTGTGAAATAGAGTTTCAAGACTATTTAATCTTTAAGGAATTTATGGATGAATATCAGCTTCCATTAGAAACAACTATGAGTTTGCTTTTAGATGTACCTTCAATAAGAATCAATATTCGTAAGGATTTTAAAACTGGTAATTTTAAAATTAAGAACTTATCTGTAGCAAAAAATAATGCAGACAGGATGTTACAAATAAAGCCGTATTATCAAGGATGGAATCGCAGAGCATTTGGGAGAGCTTTGTTATTGCTGTTTAAGTTTAAAGAGTATAACCATTCAGTATTTATTAAAAAATTAAAATACTGTTCACATATGCTTCAACATAAACTTAACGCATCAGCATATTTAGCAACTATAGAGGAGATTTACAATTTTAACAGCAAGACTGATTATATTTATTTAACTAGGAGAAAATAACATGGCACAAGAATATGATAACAAGAACACATGGGTTTTATTTAAGAACGATAAAGGTGACAATGAGAAAAGACCTGATTACACAGGAACTGAAGTAGATGAAAATGGTGTAGAACATAAGATTGCAGGTTGGATTCGTGAGTCCAAGACTGGTACGAAGTTTATATCAGGTACTAGACAACCGAAAGAAGATGCACCACAGCAATCAGCGCCAACTCAAAGCATTGAGGATATGAAAGATGATGTTCCTTTCTAACCTATTATTGGCTATTTCTTTGATAGTAATGTTTATTACAGCATTGCTATCTTGGATGTTTATTTGTATTTTTTTAATTACTAAAGGAGTTGAAAAATGCGTATATCAAAAGAAGAAAGATTAGGAAAGCAAGAGTTAAGGCTTTTAGAATATTTAGAAAATAACAGATCAATAAACCCAATAATGTCTTGGCAGGCATTAGGTATTTATCGTTTATCTGATGTAGTTTTTAAGTTAAGAAATAGAGGTTATGATATAGAAACTAAAAGAAAAACTGTTATGAATAAATGGCAAGAGAAAACTAGCTTTGCTGAATATAAATTAGAAAGGGCATCCTAGATGCCCATTTCTTTACTTGTTCATAACATACATTGTTACTTCAAAGCCAAAACGCATTTCTGTTGCTGCTGGTGTTGTCCACATAATAGTTCCTTATTTATGATTAATGAAATGTAACTTTTATTATTGTATCAAGAAACAAGATGTCAAATACATTAAAGGAGTATAAGTAAAATGCTTAAATGGATTCAGAATATTATTACAAAAGGATTAGTGGTTTATTTGATTACCATTGCTGTTTGTTTTAAGATATGGGATATAGCGGTGGTGCATAATACTAATTATTTTAATTATGTGTGTAACGCTAAAGGACAATTGTTTGAAAGTGCTACACCAGAAAGTAAAGTTTTTGTAAGGAAGCAACATGAAACTTGTATAAATGGAGAAAATTTATGACTGATTATTTAGTAAACCCAAAGCATTATAAGTCTGATAAGGGATTGGAATGCATAGACTGCATAGAAGGGGTGGTTCAAGATTTAGTTGGAGTAGAAGCTACTGATACAGGAAACATTATGAAGTACCTGTGGCGTTGGAAAAATAAAGATGGCGTTAATGACCTTAAAAAAGCCAAATGGTATTTAGATCATTTAATTGCCCATGTTGAAAATGATGTAGAAGCATTAAAGACTATGGAAGAAATTTTAATTGATAAACATTTAGACGAACTGCATGACGAAGATTAAAGCAGGAAAAGCTGTGTGCCATGTTTGTGGTAAGCCAGCAAAACTGTTTTACAAATTATGGTGGTGTGGCGTATCGTCCAACACTGGTGTTTATAATTTAATTGGAGTATGTAATGACAAAAGGGAAAGAGGTCTTAAAGAAAAATAAGGAAGAATGGAAAGAACATAAATGGATTTTTGAAGGCTATCATTACAGTATAATTTACAACAAAGATAGTTTTCATATCATTCATGAATCTAGTGGCAGGCAAATTACAAAGGGAGATTTTAAATGAAATACCAAACCTTAAAAGAACAGTCTAATTTACATTGGTATAAATTTAATGATGGGACTAAAATTCAAATAGATAAATTGTCTAAAATGGTAGAGAAGCTATTTGATACAGAAAGATTAACCATGTCTGAAGTTGCTGAAAAAATTAATATGAATAAAGATTCTGTTACTCATGTAATAAGAAGGCTTTGTGTTAAATCAATATTGACTAGACAATGTGGTGGAAAAAATAAACAAACAGTTTACTATAAAGAACCTAAATGTTTATTAGCCGAATTATATCATCCAGTATCTTCAGTAAAATTTAAAATATTAAATAAAACTACACGCAAAGTTGAAGATAGTTTAAATGTTAGCCATCCTATTTCTACATCAAATCATAGAAATTCTTTTGTTGTTTATGATTCTGGAAACGAATGAGGATTAGCAGATTAAATGATATTATTCAAGATTGGGTTCGTTGGCACAAGGTAGATAATCATAAGCTAGGCTATCCAACCAAAGTAAGTTATCTATCAACTGGTGGGTATTCTGCAAATGTTTTTGATGATATGGTTAATGCAGCAGATACACAAAATGTTAAAACACTTGATGCAATAATTGATTCTTTACCTAAAGATCAAAGGCAAGCTATTTATGCTAGGTATCTTGGAGAAAAAGAACCTATATTTTTTGAAGTTAAGTTTAATTTAGCTATGGGAAATTTGTTGGATATTGCTGGCAGGAGGATTCATGCTTAATATAAAATTAGACGAAAGAGTATTTACACGATCAGTTCAATTTCAACAAGAGAATAATATTGGAATGAGAGGTCATGCGGATGGTAATAATGAAGAGCAGCTCACAGGGATTCTTGGGCAGAATATGATTTGTGATACTTTAAATATGCCCTTAATGATTGCTACTGGGTTTGATGGCGGTGTGGACATTACCTTAAACAACACAACAATAGATATAAAAACTATGGGTAGGAATGTTTATCCAAAGCCTGATTATGTCAATAACCTAATAGCAAGCCAATTAAAATACAATGTAGATAACTATTTGTTTTGTAGTTACCATAAAAAAGATAATGTTTTAACTGTATGTGGTTGGATAGATAAGAAAGGATTTAAAGATAAGGCCAGTTTCTATAAAGAAGGTGACATAAGAGAGAGAGCTAATGGAACTAGCTTTACAACTAAAGCTGATTTATATGAAATCAAGAATAAAGATTTAAATGCTATTGATAATTATAAAGATTTGTTAAATGTAGGTAAGAAAATAACCCCTTATTAAAATAAATTGTAAAAAGACTTGTTTTACTGATATACTTCTCTTGTAAGATAATTTAAACAAAGGAGAATTAAAATGAGCATTATTTTAAAAACTAAATTTCTCGGAGCTACCGATTTTAAAGGTGAGAGAATAAGTGTTAATTACGATGGTGAGGTTAAATATATACCTTATAACTATGCATTGAATGGTTTTGAAAATCACGAAAAAGCAGTTGATATTGCTTTAAGAGAATTAAATAAAAGTCATGGACAACAATACGAAGCATTTAAAGCAGTTAAAAAATTAGATGGTATATTTAATTTAAAGACTGGTTTTTCTGTTATTGTATAAAGGAGAAATAAGAATGGATAATTTTACCGCAGTAGGAATTGCAGAAGGATTTGAGGAAGCAGATAGTGAAGAGCAGGTGCTAGAGGCATGGCAGCATTTAGTAACTACAGGCCTTGCGTGGCAATTACAAGGTTCATTTGGTAGAACTGCAAGGTCGTTAATTGAGGAGGGGTTGATTAATGAGTGATAAACATAAAGATGAATATTTTTGGGTAGCAATAAATCCTGACAAGCGTTATACAAAAAATAAATATATTGTTCTTGGCAGGGGAAGTCTAGACGAAGAACCAGGAGTACATATGGTTGGACTTAATCTTCGACTAGCAAATTTAGAAGCAGGTTCAAAAAATAATTTTGCAACATCTAACGCTAATTATCATGCTTCTCTAAAAGAGGAGTAATCTCTGAAGCTACTACTGATGGTACTGCACCAGAAGCAATAAGAGCAGTAAGTCCTTTTAATCCATCAGTAGATATAGCTTTTCTAATAGTTAAAATAACAGGCGATAAATCATAACCATATTCTTTTGCAAACTTAATATCTAACTTGTTCATTTCATTTGCTAAACCAGGCAATGTATTATCTAAACTGTCTATAATTTTTGATTTTGATTCTGGGTTTATGTTTTTAACATATTTATCCATTTCAAAATAATTACTTGATCCAGTACCAAATTTTATATCATTTGCATTTGTTCCAAAATTAGAAGATATTTCTTTAATTTCTTTTGCAAAATTTTTGTTAAAGGCAGAATTTTTCTTTGTTGTATCTATTAAACGAACACCTGTATCAGAACCTACAACAGCAATAGGATCAAATTCTAATTTGTATTTTTTCATTAATGTTTTGTTTATATTATTTAATTCTTTTGCTTGATCTTGGGATAAAGTTTTACCAAGATTTAATTCAGCTATAGTTGAATTTTTTAATGCAACTTTATTGGGTGCAAGATAATGCCATGCAGCAGCATCTTGTGCAGTAAGTAATCCATATGAACCTTCAGTAGCATTTAAAAGTTTTTCAGATGATGCATCTATAAATGGAGTTCCTTTTTCTCTACCTACAGCTACTTTTGACTGCCTACTAGGGTTAAATTGCCCTTTAAAATACCCAGTTGTTGGAATTGATGTACCTGTCAATA